AGAATCAGTTAAAAGCTTTTTCATATTCTTATAATCCATTGCTCTTTGCTCAACAACATAAGATGCAGCATCAATATATGACATATTGTTATTTGCAACAAGATGCTCAACAGCTGCTGAGAATCTCTTCTTAGTCATAATTTTTTGTTCTATTGGATTATCCGACAAAATCTTCTCCTTCATCCCAAGCACAGCCTGTAAGACCGCCTGCTTGTAAGCCTTTTAAAGTTCTTAATACTTCATTATGGTTTCTACCTGTATCTAAAGCGTTCACTGATACGTGTTGGACAGTTCTTTCTCTGTCAAAGATAAAGGTTGCTCTATATGGTACACCTTCTTCTTCATTAACAATACCAAGTTTATGGCTTAAGCCAAGTCCACAATCAGCTGCAAGAGTATGCTGGATATTACCAATCAATTGATTGTCTTCTTTCCATGCTAACTTACAAAACTCATTGTCTCCACTGATACCAATTACATTTGCGTGATCTACTAGGTTATCAAAACCTGCGATCTCTGTTGGACAGATAAATGTAAAGTCCTTTGGATAGAAGTAGACTATTGACCAATCATGTTTAAGTGGTGTATAACTTTCTTCTACTGTTACTCTCACAAATTCATTTTTTTCGTTAATTCCTTGCAGTGAGAACGCAGGGAATTTATCTCCGACTGATAGCATATTATACTCCTAAAATACTCTCATTAAAATACAGTCAGCATTAACTCTGCCTGATGGTTTACTTATTTTTGTTGTTAATGATTCCCATACTTTTTCGATCTGTTTCTCAGTCTTATTAAGTATCATGGGTAATATCTCATCAGGTTTTCTGATGGTTGCTTGTTTGCTTGCACTCGTAAAGTTCTTAATTGATGTGCCAGAGACTTCGAATCCTCCAATAGAATCAGTTACGTATTCAATAAGTTTCTTATTCTTTCTATTGTAGACATATAGCTTGTTTTTGCCAGGTATCATTACTGGATTAATCGATGTAAGTTTAACATCATTATCTTCTGTACAATATTTTAACTTATTAACTTGCTGATCAGAAGCTTTAATCTTTTTAGCTCTTGGTATCTTTGTAGCTTTAAATGAAAGACGTAGTTTTTCTAAGTCTGCAAAGACATCTTCAAATTGCTTCATAATCTTTTTCTTATCNCCTTTNGAGNNATGTGNATANNCTTCNACNCANTNATCGCATGTTCTTTCATATGCTGCTTTAATATTTTCATACTCAGGTTCAATAAGATCTTTAAACATGTTGATAGCATTACCTTTCAATCCATGTCCTTTAAATCTGTTATAGCAACTAAAACCTTGTTTATAATCTCCGTCAAACCAACCTTCAACAATAACACGATCCCAATCATGATAGATAGTCTCTAAAACTTTTCTTTTTGTTCTTTCAGCTGGTGTGATAACAACGATATTTTCTTTTTTCTTTTCTTCTATTTTTTTAAGAAGTAATGCTTCTTTATAGAGTTCATCAATAAAGTCTTTACACATTTCGATTTTATCATCTTCATATTGAAATCCTCTGTAATAGAGTTTAATAATCTTATTGACTTTCATAAACTTCCAGTCTTTTAGTCTTTTAAGTACTGATATTTTCTTTTTATCATATCCCATAACATCAGCGGCAAACTGATATGTTGTTGGCATATAATCTTTAGTTTTATAAAAGTAATTATACCATTGAGCACCGTAAGTCCAAGTTGAACCTGTAAATTCAGACTCTGCTGTATAAATTGGTTCTGGTCCAAGATACTTATCGTCTAAACTTGGTCCTCTTTTCTTTTTTCTAACTGCCATATTTCTCCTTAATCATGTTTATATATCTATTATATCATAGATCTTATCAAATGTAAACGATTATTTTTAATAAAGGTGGTCAAGACTCCGCGGGTGATAAGGAGTTGCGTTGATGAGCCCTGACCTTTGATTAATTAACTCCTACTTGGAATACAAAATTTTCTGCTGCATCTTCAGCATATGATTCATTGTGAATACCCATAGGTTTCATTTCTTTTAGTTTATCATTAATGAACTTTTCTACACACCAAACTCCGTCATTTCTTTGACAGACTTCAGCTCTGAATTCAGCACCATTAATTGTATTCATATGTGTTGAATAATACTCATAGGTATATCCACGTTCTATTAAAAGATCGATCTTGGCTTCCATATCATCAAGCCTACTCATTACATCTTCAAAATTATACATCGTCTTCGTTCTCCATAAATAAATAATATATTGNGCCAATAGCAAGTGCTGCCATGACAGTGTAAANTANAACTTCCATTAGTTTCTCCTCATTTTNCTNATATCNTCAGCNTCTTGNTGACTGATNACTGGTACTGCATTTGACTTATGCATTGTTGCAATACCTTTTACNANNGTNCCTGTATATANGGGTGACTCTTTTTTACTTGTATCAGAAGTAGGATACTCTTTTGTTTGCATATATTCTTCCATAATAGATTTATACTGTTTCTCTTGTTGAGCTCGCATCTGATCAAGTGTAGATACTTCTTTCGTCATTGGTTTAAATGCAGGTTTACTTTTCTTGACTGAATTTAAAGCGTGATTCTTTCTTTTACGACCACAAGGTGAATACCTAAGTGATCCCATATAAAAATTAGTTGCACCCATTACTTAGGACCTCCATTGTGTCCTATCATAGATTTTTGTTTTTGCTTTTCTCTCCATGCAAGGAAATGAATTGCAACTTCTCGTGTTGTATGAGTTAGAGTACTCACGGACTGTCTTTTTGTTTTTTTCATAATCTAAATATTTTTCCTAAAACGTTATCAACCTGTGGATCATTAAGATGTCCTATGACATCCTCAGTGATTTCAGTGTCGTAACAAAGTTCACCATGAAATAATACAGCGACTTCCCATAGACCTTTTTGATATCCATAAGAGCCTTTGTGTTGTATTACGCTAGCTCCATATCCATTTGGAAATTTGTATACTTTTTGTATACCACCCATATGTCTATTTGTTTCGATTAAGTATTCTTTCATAATGTATATTATACCATAGTTTCAGTCTAATGTAAACTGTTTTTGTGAATTATTTTTAAGTATTTCTTACGTACTCGTTAATAAGCTCTTCGCCTCTTAAAGATTTTCCTAACATGACCACTTCATCTGTAGATGATATTGTTCTTTTAACACTACCATCATTGTATTGAATATCAAGTACTGATCCATCGTTTCTATCATTTGCATAGAACAATGAGGTTAATGAATGAGCATGTATTGATTTTACTCCTTGGGCCCACTCTTCAGCTTCTAATTTTAATCTCTGTTTTTCAACTCTGTCATTATATTGACTCATGATATATCTCCTTTTTCTGCGAGTTTAATTAAATGTCTTAATTTTTGATCCCATAGTAATTTAAAATCAGGATCTTGAGCGTTATCTCTTGCTGTTTGTAAAGCAATTACTCTTTGCATAACTGTAAGTTTTTTCATTAGTTCCACTCCTGGTCTAGTTTTGATGATTCATATGCATCCATATAAGATGTACCTTCAAGGTATCGACCAATGTCTTTTTGACTATGATACATATTTTCTGGCGAATTAAAATCTAAAGAGCCTGGCATTTGTTTACCAGCTTTCTTTACAGAAGCTGTAAGCTTCTTGTGTAATCTCATTTCTTCCCTTTGCTGCTCTTTTATAGCAGCTTTACGAGTATCAAGATTAGTAATAATATCCTGCATCTCTTTTTCTTCTTTGAATTGATTCAGTTGTTTTTTAAGTTGTTCAAATGACTTACTCATCGTTTTTTACCTCTTTTTCTTTAATAATACCTACAGCAAATAGTTCCATTCTTTCTGCCCATGCGTACTCGGCCTCATCGTTTAAATCAAGTGTAGCCAAGAACTTGTCAAATAGATCTGTATTTTCCATTACGCTACCTCCTTGATTTCAAACCACTCTTTAAGCTCAGCTTCAGTGTCGCAAATATCGCCATCTTCCATTAAGTAAGAAGCTTTATAAGATTCACGATTGTTAGTCCAAGTCTCAGTTTTTTCTAAGATTTCTTTTCTCATCCAACCATCTTCACGGTTATCAGTGACTTTCATAAAGTTGACTTTATCGCCGACAATATGAAATGTAGTAGGTGATTCCCAATCATCGCAAACTTTAATACGCTGACCTACAACTTTAAAGTCAGTGACATACTCTTCTGAGCCACCATTTGATCTAATTAAATCAGTAGTGATATAAGGTCTAACCTGTGCAGCAATTGTTGCTGTTTCGTTATCATTAAGAGAACCACAGTTTTCCATAAGGTAAGTATTACCACCTTTGAACTTCATATAAGGTTTCTCGGTAGTACCGTAGTTTTCCATATACTGAGTTTTGATTACTAATTTATACATTACGCAACCTCCATGATAGAGATTGGGCAGTTATATTCTCTGCCATCGATTTCTACAATCGCTTTTGTACGATTGAGTTTTACAATGGTTCCAGTCAAGCTGCCTTTTCTGGAAGTTATATTGACTGTTTGGCCAATATTGAAAGCTGCTTTTTTTGCAGCTACAAGAGAAGCTCTAAGAGATTTTTGTTTTGCTCTTACAACTTCGATTATCACATTCAAATCTTCCATTTGGTCGATTTGGTTAATTAGCGTTATTGCTTTTTTCATAATTACTCCTTATCTTGAATTATATGTATATTATACACTAGTTGGGAGACAATGTAAAGGGATTTTGTGAATTGTTACACAATTGTTACACAACTGTAACACAACTGTAACATTTCTCATGTATTATCACCATCTCTATATTTTACCTGGTTCTTATCGAACTGTCTGTTTGCTGTGCGCTGAAAAGATAGCTCAATCTGACGATCAAGCCATCTTCTAAACCACTGTCTCAATTTGCCCATTTTAAAATGCTCCTGGAGCTACTTGTAAACATGGGATGCCAGCTGATCTCCACATACTAACAACTTGATCTCTATCATCGAAAACCATATCAGGTTTCCAATCAGCTTTGATTAACTCAGCTAAGACTCTTGCTTTAAACTCATGATCTGGCTCGTAGCTGTCATCTGGTCTCATAAATAAGTAATCCCAAAAGACACCCATTGTTGCTGATAATTGTTTTTCAGTTATTTCTCTTTGATACTCTTTACGAGCTGATACAATAACAATTGAATGACCACCATCTTTTAAGCATTCAGCTATTTCAAAGATATGCTCATGTCTTGTATCATCGACTGTAGCAGCTTCAAATGCTGGCCAATCGACTTGTTGACTTCCATCAACAAATTTTCTTCTGTGTTCGACATCCATTAAAGTTCCGTCGACGTCAAATATAATTTTCATTACGATACTCCTAAAATTTTTAATATTACTGGCAATGCAAATAAAGCCAACCCTTGTATGAAACCCCAATCCATTATGAAGCCTCCTTTAATTGAGTTCTGATTTTTCCAGCAAACTGCCAACTGTTTAAGTCGCCACCAGCTTCAACTCCAAAATCATTTACATTAACTACCAATTTGTAGTACTTAGGACCGTCTACAAAATCGAATCTTTCGCCTTTTTTGTACACTGCTCTAAACCAGTATTTGTTGTATTGTCCTTGAACTGGAACTAAATCATATCCCAATTTATTTCTGAAATATGTAACGATTTTTCTAGCACTGTAGTACCCTTTTTCTGAGTTTGCTTTTGCGATTATGTTGTAAGCCATATATTTTCTCCTTATCCTTTAATATATACTTACTATTATACACTAGTTGGGAGCAGTTGTAAACGTTTTTTTGAAAATAGTTGACAGAAAAGTGTTGTTTGGCATGTGACTATAGTGTTGTTTCAGAAACATCAACACTTTTATGCTAAGTTTTTTTATTTAATTGTATTTTTGACGTATCTATTATTTAAAACTACTAGAGACAAGACCGCGTTAAACTCTTTTAAGAGTCGAGGATCATCGTAATTTAATTGATGAGGATCAATATAATAATTTACTATATATTTAAAAGCTATGAGTCTACTTAAGGAAGGTCTTTCTCCAAGTAATGGATTTATTTCCATAACTTGATCGCTTGATCTTAAGCCATCGTAAGTGGTATACAAATCTAGTATATGTAATGCATACCAATAATATACTTGATTATTATTTTGGACTGTAAATCGTAACTTTTTCAGATTTACCTTTGACGAGTATTCGATCGATTTCAGTGAATGTTCTAGTCGGACATTGTTTATATGTTTCTGGTCCCAACAACACTCTAACCCCATCATAATTGCGCGTTTGTCCTTCGAGGCGAGCCCCAAGGTTGACGGCATCTCCAATAACGGAATAGTCAAACCGCTCTTCGGATCCCATGTTTCCAACGATGCAAGTGCCTGTGTTGATACCAATCCCAATATCAATCCTAGGTAAACCTTGTTCTTCAAGTTGTTGTATAAGTTTGTCAGCGGCATCACATATCTCCAATGATGTTTGAACGGCTTTATCTGCATGATCTTCACAGGGTAATGGAGCATTCCAAAATGCCATGATACAATCACCCATGAATTTATCAATTGTTCCACCATTCTTTAGAACAATTTTAGTCATGGTATCTAAATAATTATTTATAAGGATAACTAATCCTTCTGGATCGTCATTATTTTTATAGTGTTCTGATATTGGAGTAAACCCACAGATATCCATAAACATAAATGTCATTTCTTTTCTTTCTCCACCAAGCTTTAAAAGTGATGGGTCTTTCTGTAATTGTTTGACTAGGTCTGGAGATACATATGTACCAAATTGTTTCTTTATCTGTTGTCGTAAAACAAATTGTTTATAGAAATTATTGAAACTCGCTGAGGTGAGTAAAAGTATATATATTATTAGAGAAGCTGATAAATCGAGGAGTATAGAAAATTCGTACCAGGCGTAATAGGAAGCGTAGCTTACAGCAGCAGCGGAGCCGACGAAGGATACAAGCCCAATCAGTATCGGTAGATAATATACACTCAATACAATCAAAAGAGATCCAATTAGAATTAGACCTATTTCCGCCATCTCAGTCCATTGAGGCCGAGATATTGGAGAATCCGATATTATTGTCTGAAGAGCATTTGCCTGTAATTGATGAGGATATAGAAGTCCAGCTGGAGTTGTAATCTGAGGTGCTATACCTTTAGCTGTTACTCCTATAATAACTGTCTTACCTTCTAAATCAGGTAAAGGTTCTCCATAATTATAACTTCCAAAATGAGTATTCCACTTTAACCATATACTTCCTCTCTCATCAGTAGGTATAATAAACGGTCTTAGTATAATAGATTCTATTCCTGATTCATTTAATTTAACAGTATACGATTTTTTATTCTGTAATGCTCGTACCGTTTCAAGTGCAAATGATGGGTAGACATTCCCATTGACTTGTGACATCAATGGTATTCTTCTTGTTTGATTATCTACTTCTGGCGCACCATTAAGTAATCCTACTCCCCATGCATGTTTCTCTAATTCTTCTATATTAGTTACTAATCCTTTATATCGATAAGTAAGATCTAATATATCGCCTGAATAACCAAAGGTTGCATAACCTACATATGGTGCTTTTGTGCTTCGTCCATTTTCATCAGCATCTTGAGCAAGTATTATTCCATTACCATTAATCCAAGACCCAAAGATTTCATCGCCACCAAACCTATCAGCCTCTGG